CACTGTCGTGGGGCAGTGACTTTCTTATAAAAAAGGTGCCACGCCGATGAGTCTGGACGCGACGGTTGGCGGGGCCAATTCCAACTCATATCTCACGCGCGCCGAGGCCGACGCGTACTGGGCGTCGCGCCTATTTCGTGAGGTTTGGGACGACGCGGAGCCTGCCGATAAAGACGCCGCGCTTCAGTGGGCCACGCGCCTCATCGACGCGGTCTTTATCTGGACCGGCGTGGCCGCGACCAGCACGCAGGCCCTTGGTTGGCCGCGGATTGGCATGCTGTCGCGCAACGGCTTTGCGATCCCCGAGACGGTCATCCCGAACGATCTTAAGGCCGCGGTCGCCGAGTTCGCGGGACAGCTCTCGGCCGAAAATCGTACCGAGGATGATGACGCGCTGCGTCGCGGACTGTCTTCGATCAAAGTTGGGCCGGTCGCGCTTACGTTTAAGCGATCGCTAACCGAGCTTGAGCTGTTGTCACCGGAGTTGGCGTATCTCTCACAGACGGTGCCCGACGCGGTACGACAGCTTATTCCACTCTCGTGGTATATGTTAGAGACCGAGGACATTACGCTGTTGTTTGAGGCCGACCAGTGAGCTTGGCGAGCATCGTTCGAAGCGCGGTTAAGATCGTCGACCGAACGACGAAGACGCTCCAGGTCGAGGTCACCCACCTGGCGTGGATCGGACAAAGTGCCGACGGTTACGGCACGCCGATCTTTGCGGGCGGTGTCAAGCGGCTGGCGATCGTCGATCAGCAGCAGCGACCGCGGTTAACCAGCGCGGGCGAGGAAATCTTCATCGTCGGCTACGTGTGCTTTGTGCGGCCGCTGCCGCCCAACGGCGCCACCGGTCGGGTCGAGCCGGTCGATAGGCGTGATCGGATCGTGTTGCCCGACGGCTCCTCGGGGCCGATCGTGGATGTGAACAGCTTTTTGGACCCCGCGACCGGACGCGGTTACATTACCGAGATTTGGATCGGATCGCAAGCCTATCAGGCGGTTAATCGATGACGCGTAAAAAGATTCTCTTTGTAGGTGATGCGGCTTGTCCATCGGGCTTTGCGCGGTCAACGCACGCGGTCTGTGACGTGCTGCACGAAACGCACGACGTAACGGTGCTCGGGATCAACTACCGCGCGGATCCGCACTCGTATCCGTATCCGATTTACTGTGCGGCGGTCGGTGGCGATGAGCTCGGTGTGGGTCGCTTAATCTGGATGATGGACACCGTTCAACCCGACGTCGTCGTCGTGCAAAACGACCCGTGGAACTTTAAGTACTACACCAAACAGCTTAAAAAGTTCAAAGAATACGCACGCGTGCCGATCGTCGGCTACGTGGCGGTCGACGGCAAGAACTGCCGCGGCGACATGCTCAACGACCTCGAGCTTGCGGTCTTTTGGACAAAGTTTGGTGAGTGTGAGGCCAAGGCCGGTGGCTTTAAGAACCGCAGCGCGGTCGTACCGCTCGGGGTCGATCGCGTGTTGTTTTCGCCGGGTGATCGGGTTGAGGCACGACGCCGCCTGAAGATCCCGGTCGACATCGCCGAGCGCGCGTTCGTCGTCGGTGCGGTCAATCGCAATCAGCCGCGGAAGCGCTTCGACCTCGTGATCCGATACTTTGCCGAGTGGGTGCGGTCGCATAAGATCGAGGACGCGTTCTTGTTTATGCACGTCGCGCCGACCGGTGACCAGGGTTTCGACGTGCAACACCTGGCGCGTTACTACGGCGTGTTACCGCGGTTAATGCTGTCCGAACCTCAGGTGTTTTACGGGTCCTCGGAAGAGGCGATGCGCGACACGTACCGATCGTTCGACGTCGCGCTGACGACGACGCAGGGTGAGGGCTTCGGGTTGACGACCTTTGAGGCGATGGCCTGTGGCGTCCCGGTGATCGCGCCCGATTGGTCGGCGCTCGGCGAGCTGTGTAAGGACTCGGCGTGGTTGGTGCCGTGTACCTCGACGGCCGCGACCATCGGGCAGTCGGTGATCGGTGGCGTACCTGATGAGGCGGCCACGGTTCAGGCGCTCGATACCATGTATAACGACGTGAACGTTCGAAGAGAGCACGTCGACCGTGGGCTAAAGGTCGTCGCGCGACCCGAGTATGACTGGCGCAACGTTGGGTTGGCGTTTCGCGATGCGCTTGAGAGCGTGTTTGCCGCGCCGGAGGTTGCCGCATGCGCCGTCTAACACGGCTCTTATACGACGAGTCGGGCTGGATCAAGATCGATGGCCTAGGTGCGTGGACGCGCCGGATTCAGCTGCTCGCGACCGAGCTGCCTGAGGCGATGGGCCGCGCGATGAAGAAAGAGATGCAGATCGAACTGCAGGAGGTCAAAAAGGTTACGCCTACAGACACAGGCGCGTTGCGTGCGTCGATGCATGTGGTTGGCCCCGAGCCGTGGGGTAATCACATTCGCGTTGGGATTAACGTCGGTGCGGACCTGCCGCGACACTACGCCGTGTACGTGCACGAGGATCTCGAAGCGTTCCACGATCCCCCTACCGGTCCGAAGTTTTTAGAAAGAACGCTTCGGGCTTCACGACCGTTTATGGGAGCGCGCGTTGCAAAGCGGATGCGAGAAGAGCTTATAGGATAATGTGTGGCTACGTTTCTGGATGATTTGGCGACGCTAATGAGTGGCTTTGCGACCCTTAACACGAACTTGTTTTTAGGTTCGATGCCGACGATCCCGGTCGGGACGGGACCCTTTTTGAGCATCGCCGAGACCGGCGGCTCGGGACCCGACTACGTGCAGAACCAGGCCGCGCCGGCGTACGTGTATCCGTCGGCGCAGTTTGTCGCACGCTCGAAATCGTACCCAGTGGCGCGCGCGATGGCGCAATCGGCCTACGACGCGGTGGCGGGTATCCACAACCAGACGGTTAACGGTACGTGGTACATGTTCATTAAGCCGGCGCAGCAGATCTTTGACCTCGGTTTAGATGAGGACGAGCGCGCTCGGGTGGCCTTTAACATCTTTTGTTGTAAGAGGCCGTAAGATTTTCGTCAACAGGCCGTCGTTAATGACGGCACAGACGGCCTGCTAGCCGTAAGGGAGAACTAGAATGCTTTTCAAGTCGTTTGGTCCTGTCGGTCCACTGGATCGTGGACTGCAGTTCCTCACACAGTCACCCGATGGTTACCTGCACAGCATTAACGCGTTGAGCGGACACGGCGCACTTGTCGCGTATGAAACGGCGACCGAGGAGGGTGGCGGAGCGCCGACCCCCGGCACGGGTTTCTTCACGACCGTCGCCGAGCTCGGAGACATTACGCCGCCGTCGCTGATGCGTAATGAGTTCGACGCGACGACCCAGCAGGAGGACATCGATAGCTACGTCCTCGGCGTGCTGCGGCGGTCGGCGGTTACCATCAAGATGAACTTCATCCCGACCAACGGGACGCACGATCACTTGACGGGCGTCTATAAGATGGTCATCGACGACACGCGAATCGGGTGGCGCTTTACTTTCCCGGGCAGCTGGATCTGGATCGCTTCAGGTCAGGTGAAGGAGGTCGTTCCGCACGCGCCGGTTGACGGTAAGATGGAAGCCGATTTGACGCTACGCTTTAGCGGTCGCTTCTTCATCAACGGCGTGCTGATCGGGTAAGGTTTGATTTGGCAGGTAGACATTCTTAAGTTGGGACTCGTACCGAATGCTCCCAGTACGAGAATGCTAAGAGTGTCTGCCTGTCTTCGATCTGCCCCACGCAGCGAGGCGTCTCCCCTTTGCCGGTTTTAGGGGGCGATACTCGTAAAAGGAAACCGGCACAACTTACTGACGTGGGGTAACGATAATGGCTGAAAAAGAGAAGAGCGTCCAACTTATGTCTGTCGAGGACTTTGATGACCTCGACGACACGCAGTTCGTTGAGATCACCGTCCCTGAGTGGAAAGATAAGGCGGGAAACGCGCGCGTTTTACGTCTCGGTTCGCTTACCGCGGACGACATGTTGTCCTGGGTTGAGGCCAATGACGGGCCGGCAAAGAAGACCGCCGGTCTTCGCTTGATCATTAACAGCCTCGTCGATGCGAGCGGAACGCGTATCGGATCCGACAAGATGATCGCCACGCTTCGCAAGCGCAACGCGGACGTGATTCGACGTCTCGTCGAGGCCGTGTTGAAGCTCAACGGAATGACCGTTGAGACGGAGAAGGTAAAAAACGTCTCCAGCGAAGCAGCCACCGGCGCTTCGCATATCGCCTCGCCGTCAAGCTCGGTTATGTAAATGTACGCGCCATGTTGCGCAGCATCACGTGGACCGATTTTTTGGGATGGCTCGCCTATTCTGAGCTAGAACCGTTCGACGAGCGCCGTGCGGATTATCGCACGGCGTCCGTCGTTACGATGCTCGCCAACGTCAACCGCGATACAAAGAAGCGACCGACCGCCTACAAGCTCGATGACTTCGTTATCGAGTTTGACGCCCCGGTAAAGCCGCGTGAGCGAAAGCAATCGCTCGAGATACAAAAGGGTATCTTGGTCGCGATCGCTCAAGCTTACTCCGCAAAGGGAACGACCGAATAAATGGCCGGCGAACTCAACGTCGCCACACTTACCGCGATTCTCGACATCGTCGATAACTGCAGTCGCCAGATACGTGCATTGACGATTCCAGCGATGGACGCGTTGGCAGCGGCTGCTGACCGCGCGAGTGTGGCCACCGATGGAACGAGCGCTGCGTTAGGTCGCGCGGGTGTAAGTGCAAAAAGTGCAGGCGTTGGGCTCGAGGAAGCTGATGCGCAGTTTAGAAAGCTAGGCTACGGCGTTACTGAACTTGGTCGCGGTGTTGAGTCGATCGGTCGTCTGTGGACCATTGGGATCACCGCGCCCTTGGTTGCGGCCGGGGTAGCTTCGGTGAAGTTCGCGGGTGACTTTGAGTCGGCGATGACCAAAGTCGTTACGCTGTCCGGTGCGGCACAGAATGAAATTCAAGGTCTTAGTGAGGAAATGCTCGCACTCGGTGTCGAGACCGCGCAATCACCAGCAGAGCTGGCAAAGGCGCTGTTCGTCGCTGAATCGGCGTTGTTGACGACCGCGCAAGAAACTGAGATCGTCGGCAAATCGGCAAAGATGGCCGCGATTGGCATGGGCACCGCCGAGGAAGCCGCTCGTGCACTGTCCAGCGCCGTGTTGAGCTATCACGATGTAAACTTGAGCGCTAGTGAGGCCGCTGATATCTTCGTTAGAACCGTTCAGCTTGGCAATATGAAGATCGGCGAGTTGGTCCCCAACCTTGGTCGCGTGATTCCGTTGGCGGCGATGTTCGGCGTAAGTTTGGCAGACGTAACAGCTTCGATCGGTGCGTTTTCACATCTCGGTGTGAGCGTTGACCGTGCGACCTCAGGTTTGGTTCAGATCCTGTCGATCATCAGTCAGGACGCGCCTCGTGCGCAAAAAGGTTTCGCCGCGCTTGGCATGACCGTCGAAGACTTTCGGCGTAGCGTTGCCAAAACGAGCTTGGCCGAGGCAACCATCGACCTCGTAAAGATCGCACAGACTAAAGCCGGCGGTATGGACGCGCTTCATAAAGCGTTTGGAAACATTCGCGCGTTTACGGAGGTTTTGTCGAACGCGGGACCTCAGGCCGCTAACTATCGGAAAATTTTTGAGGAGATCACGCGCGCGAACGGTCAGCTTGCGATGGCGTTCAACATCACCGGAGAGACGTTTAACTTCCGGTGGAAGCAGATGCAAGTGCAACTCGAGGTCGTGGCGATCCGGTTTGGCAATACGCTCCTGCCGGTAGTCGAACGCGTCGTTGGCTTCTTTACGGGAACGCTCATACCGACACTTGAGAAGATGGTCGCGGTGTGGACAAAACTTCCGCCAACGCTTCAAAACGTCGTCTTAGTCTTAGGCGGTATGGCGGCGATGACCGGACCACTTCTGTATTTTACCGGTCAAATGATCTTAACCGCCGGCCATATCATGCGTTTCATGGCCACGCTTAAGGAGCTTGGTGGGTGGGGTGCGGCCTTTAAAGTCGCGTTTGGAAGTCTCGCAACGACGTTTAACCTTACGGGACTTGCGGCCGGGGCCGCAAGCCTTAAGATGGCGCTGTTTGGTCCAAGCTTTCGGGTGCTTAACGCGATTGCGACGGCGAGTCTTCCTACGTTCGCGCAGCTGATGGTCTTTTTTGGACGATTTTCACCTATCATCGATGGCGCGATCACATCGTTTGGTAAGTTTAGAACGGCGCTGGCCGGTCTTGGTCAGATCGCCGTAAGTCTCGGCGCGATTGCGATCGACCCACTTCGCGTTGTGTTTAATGGTCTCGTTAATTCTGTTTCAACGCTCGCCGTGTCGTTATCGACAACGCTCAAGCGCATCTTTGTTCAGATTGCTGCCCTCTCGTTGGAAGGTATGGCGTTCGTTGCAGACGCGATAAGTAGTGGTGCGGCGCGCATTACGCGCGTTTTTATGGGTTTAGGCGGCGTTCTACTCGATCTTGTGCGAATAGCGTTTGTACCCGTTGGCGTTGCACTACGCGGTGCGTTTAGTTCGATTACCTCGATGTTTAGCGGTGCCGCTACGGCGGGAGCGACCGGCGGCGGTGCTTCAATGTTTACGGCTTTGATAGCTGGTTGGTCGCGAGCCGTAAGCATAGTCGGTGGTGGTGTTACGACGCTTGTGAACGCGTTTCGCGTTGGCTTTGCGTCGATTAGTAGCGTTGTCGTGGGATTCGCGTCGACGGGATTGGCTTCGTTCGGTGCCTCGTTGGCCTCACAGTTCCGCGCTGTTATTTTAGCACTTCAGAGCGAACTAGCACGTTTAACTGGCGTCATTACGGCGATGTCAATCGCCGCGCGTGAAAGCGCCGTCGCACAGGGCATCGCGTCGGTTGCGACCGCAGCTTGGGGAACCGCGGCCCGCGTTACGCGGGTGGCGCTCGTTGAAATGATGGCCGTAACAGGTCTCGCCCCATTTTTTATGGGCGTAGGTAACGCCGTGGGCGCCGTTACGGGAACGTTTGGCGCGCTTACGTCAGCCGCTGGTTTGCTTGGAACGGGGCTACGTGCGATCGTAGGAGTCATTAGCGGTACCGTCATTGGTACGTTTGGCGCTCTCGCGCTCGCCGTGGCCGGTGTCGGTGCGGCGTGGGCCATTCATAAAGCTTTTGAGTGGGCCGGTGCCTGGGTTGCCTCGTTTGACGTCGTCGCGAAGGCGTATCTTAAGTTGCCTAAGGCGCTCGGTGGGATGGGCCTCACCGACGAACAGGCCGATAAGGCCATCGCAATGCGTGGCCCGATGCGTGACTATCGCACGTTTGTCGCGCAGTTTGAACAAGAAGCACTAAGTGCAAAAACTGCGGCTAAAAACCTCGGTGAATACGCCGAAGCGTGGGCGAAGATCGATGCGACCCAGGATCTCGCACAAAGTGTTCAGTCGCAAATCGTCGCGCGCAACAACGAGTATCGTAAACTTCAGGCCGGTCTACAAGCGCAGCGCACCGCAGAGGCGTTGGGGCTTAAGCCTAAGCAAGTTCAAGAAGCTGTCGATAGAGCTCGTGAAGCGGTCGTCCCGCGACAAGTAAAAGATCTCGGCGAGACGTTCAGCGTTACTTCTTCAAAATTTCAGAAGATCGTCGAACAGGCGCGCGCGTTCGTTCAACAGGGTGAGCCGATCAGTGAATTTCTTCAGACGCTCATTAGAATCGACGACGTTATCAAAGCACAGGGAGGAAAAGAGGGCATTAAGAAAGCGTGGGACACCGCGCAACTGACGACCGACGCGAAGTTGTTCGCGCTGCAGACGTTGTATGCGAAGCATACGGTCGATGAACTTAGCGATAGTGTAAAGAAAACGGCGCTGATTGGCTTCCAAAAGGGATACGGTCTCGATCGCGTTAAGCGCGACCTGATTGAGGCGCAAGCGATCACCGAGGATGACTCCGGCGCGCTAAGTAAGTTTTATAAGTCGTTTACCGATAGCGCCGCAGCGACTGAAAAGCTACGTAAGTCATTGACTGAGATAAGCTCACTCGGTAAGAGCTCGAGTGAGACGTTCAACGCAATGGCGAACGACATGACGCGCGCGGGACAAGCCGGGCGTATCGTCGAGCTTCTCGACCTCGGTGCTAAACCGCAAGAAGTCTTCGACGCAATGGCGCAGGAAAAGCATCGGCCGACACTACATGAAATTGAGGCGGCCGACTCGGTTCGCAAGATGAATCTCGAGAGCAAAAATGCGTTCGAGATCATCAAGGCGATGAATCCGGAGATCGTCAATCAGGCGATGGCCCTGCTCGATACGAGCAATAGCGCGTCGATACTGACCCATGAGTGGCACAACATGGACGAAGCGCAGAAGAACGCGCTTATGGCGGTCCATAATCTCAACACCGAGTTCACGACGGCGCAAGAGATCATTGATCATATGCGACCCGAGGATGTGGCTGAGATTTGGAGCCTACTCGATAAAGGTAATAAGATATCGAACATTAAGGCCGCGTTTAAGGGCTTATCCGACGCGCAGGTTGAGGCTGTTAAGGCGGTACGCGATCTTGGTGAGGTTAACCTTACGGCGTATGACACCGCGAATATGCTGCCACCCGCGATTCGAGATGGAGTTAACGCGCTTCTTGCGCAAAACACCGCGATCTCGATAATTAAGGCTAACTATCCGGGTTTGACGGACGCGCAGTTTGATGATCTTAAGGCCATTCACGACTTGACGGCTGCCAATGCGAGCCTTACGCTTACACAGCAAGCCGCGGTACGAAGTGCGTTTGAGCACGGCGGTTCGATGGAAAAGCTCAACGCTGTGTATCACATGAATAGTGAAGCGTTGAAGAATTATGTCGATCAACTGAAAGAACGTGTCGACGTTGAAAGTCGCATCCTTAATCTAAAGAAGCCGGGTAGTAACGAAGCGCAGCTCGATAAGATAAATCAACAGCTAGTCGATAAGGTACGCTCGTTTGGGTCTGATTTCGTTAAGTTCGCACTCGGGCAGGCAACGCCACCCGCGGGGTATGCGGATCTGTGGACCGATCTTCTTAACGGGATCAAGGAAGAACATAAGTTACTGGTTCAAAGCATTTACATTGATAATGCGGCGATTTACCAGAATAGTGCGGCGTATCTTCAGCAGGTCGCCGATAAGGCGGCAAACACATACGCTTACGTGGTGGCGCATTCAAAAAACTTTAGCACGGAAGCGATCGCGCATTTTTCGGAGATCGCCGTCAAGGCCAGCGACGCCGCCTTGGGCATTCAGGACGTCTGGGGTAAGGTTCTCGGCGGTCTTTCGGATTTGTTCACAAAGCTCGGTCAGGTCGCGGGTGGTGAGAGCGGTCTCGGTAAGTTCTTAAGCGGCATTGGTCAGATGATCGTTAAGTTGGAGGCGGCGCATAAATTAGTCGTTCAATGGCAGAATGAAACCGCGCGACCGCGCTCGGCAACGTTTTATGATGACGCGACGGGTCAAATGGTTACCCAAAATTGGGTTGAAAAACAAAAGGCCCGATTTGGTCTCGTTAGCGTCATGTTCGACAAGAGTGCAAGTAGTGCGACTCGGTGGGGTGCTGCCATTCAAGCGGCCGTTATCGTCGCCGAGGGCGCGATGGAACTGTGGGAGGTAACCGCGTCGCACTCGAGCACCGCGGGTAACGTTGGTGCGGGTGCGGTATCGGGCGCGAAGACTGGCTTTCAACTGGCTGGTCCGTGGGGCGCGTTGGTCGGCGCAGGTGTCGGCGCGCTGGTTGGTTACCTACGCGGTCGACCCGACTGGGCGACGATCGGTGAGCGCATCGGGACCGAGCTCGGAAGCGAGCTGAGCGAGGCGTTTGAGAAGGACATCGCGGCGCGCGCGAAGAAGCTTGGGATAAGCGTTTCGGCGATGTACACCCTGGCCTTCAAGGACGTGATGGTCGAGGCCGGCGGTCTGAATACGAAGAACTTCCAGGCGGCCGCGAACGAGTTTGTAAAGATCATTACTCTGATGCAGTCCGGTATCATTACCACCGGCCAGGGCATCAACGCGCTCAACGAGAGCTGGGACGAGATGGCCCGCGTCGGAACCGACAAGGCCGGCCTATTGAGCCAGAAGCTACTGTTTGTGATCGAGTCTGTGCAGGCGATGGGCCTCGAGGTTAAGGCCATTACCGACTACATCAAGGGACAGATCGAAAACGTTCTAGGGGGATTCGAGCAGTTCTTTGCCAACTCAAAGATCAAGACGAAGGACGCGGCCGACGCGATGTCCGGTGCGCTGATGTCGACCATCGCGCAGATGCAAAAGCAGGGGATGTCGATGTTCGACATCTTTACGAAGATCGAGCCGTGGCTCAAGACGATGGAAAAACAGCTGCGCGCCATCGGCTACACCGGCGACGCGGCATTTGCGCAGATCCTGCGCGCGTCGAAGTTATTCTCGAACGCCGTGACGGGCCCAATCCTGAAGTCCATCGACGCGATCGGTAAGATCATCGCCGGGTTGGCAAACATACCGGGTGCGCTGACCGCGATTAACTTCCTCGAGCTCGGCGAGATGATTGGTCTCGACATTCAAAAGTTAGTCGATAAGGG